CCAAGTCAATTTGATATTGATAAGGTCGTTAAGGACAGACTTTACAGACAAGAGAAACAATTACTAGAATCTTTAGGCGTAAACGATTTATCTGAAGCTAAAGCAGCTATTGAAGAACGCAATAAGATTGAAGAACAGAAGCAGCTAGAGCGTGGCAAGTTTGATGAGGTGATGAAAAAGAAAACCTTAGAATTTAATGAGAAACTAACCAAGCTAGAGCAAGAACTTAAAAGTGAAAGAATTGATAAACAATTAATCAATGCTGCTTCTAAACATAGAGCGATTTCACCAGATCAAATCAAAGAGTTGATGAAAAACCAAGTACAACTAAATAAAGAAGGTAAAGTAGAAGTGCTTGATAATTCTGGAACTCCTAGATATAACAAAGATGGCGACTTGCTGACTGTTGATGAGGCAGTGCAAGAGTTTTTGACGCAGAACGCACACTTTCAAAGCGCAACTCCTCAGGGGAGTGGAAGTGTAAGTAATGTGGGAAAGTCACCTACGCAAAAGACTTTAAATGTTGCGGACTTAGACATGAGTAATCCTGATGATCGTAAGTTATATGCGGATTATCGCAGACAGAGAGATTCAGTGACTCATATTAAACTAAACAAATAACTAAAGGAGTTATAACATGGCAAACGAAACAACAAGTACAGGTTTAAGTGAACTGTACACCGAGATCGTTGCTGAAGCTGAGTTCGTGATCCAAGAGAAATCTATCATGAAGAACTTGGTTAAAAACTACACTATTGCAGGTGGTGGTAAATCCGTAGAAGTACCGATTTACTCAGCTATCGCAGCAGCAGCAGTAGCAGAAGCAACCGATCTTTCAAACACTGCAGTTAATCCGTCATCAGTGACAATTACTGCATCAGAAGTAGGCGTAATGACTACACTAACTGATCTAGCAAGAAACTCAGCACCTAGAAATGTTGCTGCAGATATTGGTAGATTATTTGGTGAAGGTATTGCTAAGAAAATGGATCAAGATTTGATTGCATTATTTGATGGTTTCTCAACCACTTTAGGTGACGGAACTACTGCTATTGCAGCATCTTCTATTTTCAATGCAGCATCAACACTCAGAGCAGCAGGTTTACCAGTTGAGGAGTGTTTCTGTATTCTACACCCAAAGATTGCTTACGACTTAAAAGCAAACTTAACAAACACATTTGCAAATCCAAACGCAGGTGATTTACAGAACGAAGCATTAAGAAGCGGTTATGTAGGTCAGTTAGCAGGTATTAGCGTATTTGAAACTTCAAATATGTCTAACACTGGTACTGCAGGTGATTACAAAGGCGCAGTATTCCATAAGGATGCTTTAGCCCTAGCTATGATGCAGGACATCAAAATTGAAACTCAAAGAGATGCTTCTCTAAGAGCAGACGAGATTGTTGCTACTGCAGTTTACGGCGTAGGCGAATTGCATGACTCTTATGGTGTAGAATTGCACTTTGATTCATCAATCCAGTAGTATATGCTTGTGGGTGGGGTTAATCCCCACCTACTAAGGAGATTATTTATGACTGAATTAGTTAAATTACAAAAAGGCGATAAAATCATCACCAGAACTAAATTTGATTATGAAAAAAATTATATCCATTGGAAATTAAGAGGTTTTGAATTAGTAGAAGATCAACCTGCAGAAGAAAAACCTAAAAGAACTAGGAAGAAGAAAGAAGATTAATGGCAACCACAGAATTTTCAGTAGCATTAGCAGATGTGCAGCAGTATCAACCTGATATAGCTGAATACGGAATTGCAGACTTTGATACACAATTACAACACGCTGAAAATGATGTAATCAGACAGATTAGAGAAGAATGGTGGGAAAGATACCGCCATACTGTACGCTATAAAGATATTACTAAGGTCACATCTTTAGAATTAGATAGTGGCAAACTCACCAATTCCCAATGGACTAGAAGTGTCGTTTATAAAGCACTGGCAGATTATATTTTACCTATGCTTACTAAATGGAAAGATCCACAAGGCGGAGATGGTGCAGATACATTTCAAGTCAAAATGGATTATTACAGAAAAAAATATAATGAGGAGTTCCAAGCCGTATTGCGTGATGGGGTAGATTATGATGAGGATGATAGCGGAACTATCTCAGAGAGCGAAAAAGAGCCTATTCACCATTTACGATTAGTTAGATAATGGTCGCTACCATTAAGGTAAAAGATAATTCTATAGAAGTAAGAAAAGAATTACTTAAAGTTTCCCAAAGAGTACCTAAGGCTATTAAAAAAGCACTGGCTAACGCTGCTGCATTTGAGATCGGTGCTATCAAGAAAAGAACACAAACAAGAGGTGTTGATTATAGAGGAAATGCTTTTGCTCCCTATTCACCTAAATACAAAAGAGCCGCAGTTAAACAATCAGGAGTAGTTGATCTTACTGACACTGGTCAAATGTTTAGTTCCTTAACTAGCAAAATATCAGCTAGTAAAGGTGAACTATTCTTTAGGCAAGGATTCGCTAACAGAAAAGCATTTTTCCATGATGAAGCAGGAGCAGGTAGAAAGAAAGTTATCAGACCATTTTTTAGTATTTCTAAAGATGAAGAAGTAAAGATTGAAAAGATATTCTTTTCTGTGCTAGAAAAGGAGTTGAAATTATGAGTTTACGAGAAAATATAGCAGCTAATATTATCAGTACCTTAGATGCGGTCACATCCCCTATTGAATTAAAGAAGATTACAAGAGAGCCAATTAATCCTCAGGAAGATTTAGCTGATCCTCAGTTCCCTGCTATTTATTTAACTACTGGAGATGAAACCAGAGAAGATTTTGCATTAGGAGATTACGCAGCAGGAAAAAGATCAGGAACTATTGATTATGTTCTTGTGGGCTATGTTAAAGGCACAGATACCAACCTAGATACTAAACGCAATCAGCTTATAGAAGTAATTGAGGAAACTCTTGATACTGACAGGACTAGAGGTGGTAATGCCAAAGAAACGAAAATAGTAGAGATTTCATCTGATGAGGGTACATTATATCCTTTGGGCGGAATAAGAATTGTGGTAAGGGTATTCTATGAATTTGTTAGAGGTACATCATAATGGCTAAAAGAATTAAAATCTATATGCCAAGTGGAAACAATACTGTGGAAATTTGGGATAATGATATAGACAAGTTTCTAGCTAAAGGATATAAACTTGAGCAAGAACAAAAATCTACTAGATCATCAAAGAAAAAAGATGTAGAAGTAGAAGAACAACAACAAACTAACGAAGGAGTAAGCGAATGGCAACCCATGTCGGAACAAGCGGAGTAGTCAAAGTAGGATCAGATGCAGTAGCGGAAGTGACTGCCTTTACTATTGATGAAACAAATGACACAGTTGAAGATACAAGCCTTACAGATACATCTAAGACCTACAAAGCATTAAGAAGTGATGCTACTGGTACTGTTGAATGTCACTGGGATGAAACAGATACATCAGGTCAAGGTGCATTAACTGTAGGTGCAGAAGTGACTTTAAACTTATACCCTGAAGGTGATACTGCTGCAGATACATATTACACTGGAACTGCAATAGTGACTGGCGTATCTCAGAGTGTATCTTTAGACGGAGTTATTTCCAGAACAATTAATGTGCAATTCTCAGGCGGCGTAAGCACATCAACTGTATAATTTAGATGCCTAAAAAGGACTTTCTTGAAGGTGCTATAAATCACTTTAAGCATCAAGAAATTAAAATTATAGAAGTTGAGGAGTGGGGTTTAACTGGCGAAGATGCCATTTATGTTAAGCCATTTACGCTGCTTGAAAAATCTGAAATCTTTAAAGGATCAAACGAAAACGATCTCACAGTGCTGATTGATGTCATCATTAAAAAAGCAGAAACTAGAGATGGTGAGAAAATGTTTGATTTAGAGAGTAAGATTAAGATGAAGAAGTTTGTTGATCCTGACATTATAGGAAAAGTTGCAGGTCAAATTCTTGGAACTACTCCATCTCAAACTGATCTAAAAAAAAACTAAATTCTGATCCTGATTACAGGTTTCATTTTTTCTTAGCAGAAAAACTCCATAAAACTATTGGCGAGATTATGCAAATGCCAGTAGAGGAGTATAACGCATGGGCAGGATATTATTCTCTAAAGAATGACGAAGAACAAAAAGCATTGAATAAACAAAAGATGCAAGGTAAAAGAAGATAATGACCAAACAAATGAACATTGACATTATCGCTAATGATAAAACCAAACAGGCGTTAAGTGGTGTTCAAGGAAACCTCCAAAAAACAAGACAATCAGTATTAAATTTAAGAAATGCACTTATTGGTATAGGTGCAGGTGCGGTATTAAAATCATTTGTAAATGTAGGTAAAGAAGTAGAGAGTTTAAGAACTAGGTTTAAATTCCTATTTGGATCGGCAGAAGAAGGCGCTATTGCCTTTGATTATTTAACGAAATTTGCAGCCAAAGTTCCATTTTCATTACAAGAAATATCAAGAGCATCAGGTAATTTGGCGGTTGTTGCTAATGACGCTACTGATCTTAATAGAATATTAGAGATTACAGGTAATGTCGCTGCGGTCACAGGATTAGATTTTGAAACCACATCAAGCCAAATCCAAAGAGCCTTTTCAGGTGGTATTGGTGCTGCTGATCTATTTAGAGAAAGAGGTGTTAGAGCCTTATTAGGTTTCCAAGCAGGTGCTAAAGTCACTGCAGAAGAAACAGTAGCTAAATTTGAAGAATTATTTAGCGGTGATGGTAGGTTTGCAGGAGCAACAGACGCATTAGCGCAAACTCTTGAAGGTACTTTATCAATGATTGGTGATAAATACTTTAAGTTCCAGAAAACAGTTGCAGATAATTTTTTTGACGAATTAAAGAAAGAATTTGGTGATTTAAATAAATTCCTTGAAGATAATGATTTAGAAATCCAAGCGTTTGCTAAAGATTTAGGATCTGTTTTAGCAGATTCAATAATAATATTTAGTGATGCTTTAGTTTTAGCAAAAGAAAATTCAGATTTATTATTCAATATATTAAAAACTTTAATTGGATTAAAGATTGCATCATTTGCATTAACTGCAGCAAAAGGTTTTGGATTTTTAGCCACAAGTATTCTTGCTACTGCAACTTCAGCAGAAGTGCTGTTCAATGTTATGACATTTGGACTAAAAGGCGCTGCAGGAAAAGCAATAAAATTTACTACAGACCTGATTGATCAAAATGATGAATTAGCACCATCTCTTTTAGAAACTGCCAAACAAATAAAGAAATTATTTGAAGATTTAGGAGAATTTAGTGAAGGATTAGAAAGACTAGGTAATGATTTTATTTCCGCCGAAGAAAGCGCAGAGAATTTCCAAAAAAGTATGGCAGCAGTCAATAAAGCCATGTTCCCTGATAGAAATGCTTATAAAAATTTAGATGATTTTTTAAATAAGAATAAAACAACCTTTGAAAAAATAGCAGAAGCTACAGAAGATTATTTTAAAACAGAAATACAAAAACTTAATGAACAAAAAGATAAAGAATTAAAAGTTGTTGAAGATGCACAGAAGCAAATTGTTAAACAATTAAAATTAATTGATGATGATAAGTTAAAAGTCACTGATGCCACTCATCAAAGTTTATTAGAAAGAGAAGAAGAACTAGGGAGATTAATATTTGGAATAAAAGCCAAATATGGAGAAGAAGAACAAAAAATTATTAAAGAACAAAATGAAAAGGCATTAAAAGAACAAAAAGAATATTTAGAAGAATTACAAAATTTAATAGATGAAGCTAACGAAAAAAGAATAGAAAAGATTAGAGAAGAAGGATCAGTCTTAGATAATTTAAAGCAAAACTATACAGAATTTTTTGAAGAATTTAGGGCAAATGTTGAAATAGCAAACTCTTTACAGACTGCTTTTGATGGTGTCACAAGAGGTATTGGTGATGCCGTTGCTCAATCATTGATATTTGGAAAATCATTTAAAGAAACATTTGGTAATATAGCCAGACAAGTATTGGCACAACTAATATCTTCATTAGTTCAAATTGGAATTAAAATGGTTTTAAATGCTACAATAGGTAGGACATTACAAGCCACCGCATTAGCACAAGGAGCGGCAACTGCTGCCGCCTTATCAGCAGCATATGCTACACCTGCAGCTTTAGCATCATTGGCATCTTTTGGAACAAATGCTATTCCTGCTCAAGCAGGAATAACATCCACTGTAGCTTTGTCACAAATTCTATCTAGCACTGGTGGTATTCCTAGACAAAATGGTGGTCAAGTTTTTGCAGGGCAAATGTACACAGTTGGAGAAAATGGGCGTGAGGCGTTTATTCCAAGAGAATCAGGAACGATTGTATCTAATGATCAATTAAATAGAGGAACTGTGGTTAATGTAAATATCATGGCTAATGACACAGAGGGATTTGATGAATTATTAGTTAAGCGTAGAAGTGTTATTGTTAATGTGATAAATGATGCACTCAACAGTCAAGGGAAGGAAGCATTAATCTAATGGCAGGTACATATCCAACAACACCAGAGTTTTCATCAGTAGGTTTTTCATCTGAGCAAAAGACAATCACCACCACTACAGACAGTGGGAAGATGTTTGCAGTTCAGGTAGATGGGCAGAGATTTAAATTTAGCGCAAGTTATCCGCCAATGAATAGATCAGAATTTGCTCCAGTTTATGCTTTCATTATGAAACAAAGATCACAAAAAGAAACATTCCAGATTGCCTTACCAGACTTAAAGAACGCCAAAGGTAGTATATCAGGAACAGTCTTAGTGAATGGATCACATAGTGCAGGAGATACTACCATTGATGTAGATGGAATGACTGGAGAAATTAAAGCAGGGGATTTTGTTAAGTTTGCAGGAGATACAAAGGTTTATATGGTAGTAAGTGATGCAACGGCAGTAGCAGGAGCAGCAACCCTGACGATTGAGCCACCTTTAAGAAGTGCTATAGCTGATGATGCAGCAGTCACTTATGATGGTGTAGAATTTACAGTAAGACTGACAAATGATGTGCAGCAATTCAATACAGGGGATTTAGATTTATATAGATTTGAAGTTGATTTTATAGAGGCGTTGTAATGGCTAGAGGACTATCCACTGCCTTAAAGAATGAACTAGCAAATCAATCTATTAATCCTGTTATCTTACTTGAAATATTATTTCCTACACCTGTTAGATTAACTAATCATTACAAAGATTTATCTCATAATGGTAATACTTATACTGCTAGTTCTCATCTTTTAGAGATAACTAATAATTCAGAAAGTTCTCAAATTAATGTATCTAGTTTTTCTATTAGATTATCAGCAGTAGATAGCACATTTACTTCTATTGTTTTAAATAACAATGTATCTAATGATGAAGTCACTATTGATATTGCTTTTTTAAACAGTACAGGCGCTATTATTGATACTTTCAATTATAATAAAGGATTTGTAGAAAGTTTTGGCATAGATACTAAAAATGGAATTTTGGGTTTAAATTGTACTTCTCACTTTGCAGATTTTAGTAGAGTAGCAGGTCGTAAAACAAACGAAGGTAGCCAACAAGTTTATTTTTCAACAGACAAAGGAATGGAATTTGCATCATTAACAGTCAAAGATATTTTGTGGGGTAGAAAATAATGGGTTGGAATCCGTTTAGTGCAATAGTCAATGGTATTACAAATATTGTCACTGGTGTTGTTGGTGCAGTACAAGATTTTATAGGGTGGATAAGAGATCCATTTAATATACCAGATATTCCAGATTATGATCAAGGAGATCAACAAGCACAAGGTGCTTTAATCAATAAACAATCTAACAATTCTTATATTCCTGTTGTTTACGGAACAAGAAGGGTTGGCGGTACGCGTGTATTTTTAGAAGTTTCTGGAAATGATAATCAATATCTTTATGGAGCAATCGTATTATGTGAAGGCGAAATAAATGCGATTACAAATATCTATGTTGAAGATGATGAAGTCACTTTTAATACTGGGTTTACTGATGGCGGAACAATCACATCAAACGATAGTCGTTTTGGATCAACAATCCAGATGCAAACCTTTTATGGAACTGACGGACAATCAGCATCTTCATTATTAACTACATTAGATAATTGGACTGCAAATCATAAATTATCTGGATTATGTTATATTGCATTCCGTTTTGAATGGGATAGTGACAAATATACAGGAATACCAAAAATTCAAGCAGAGATACAAGGTAGAAAAGTAGTTAGTTATAATTCTAGTTTGGTTGCTCAATCCCCTGCCCATTCTTCTAATCCTTCTTGGTGTCTATTAGATTATTTGACCAATACAAGATACGGAAAAGGAATTGATGTATCTGATATTGACTTACAAAGTTTTTATGATTCTAGTCAAATAGCAGAAACACAAGTGACACCTTATTCTGGTGCATCAACAATTAATCTTTTTGACTGTAATGCTTATTTAGACACATCTAATAAATTAATGCAGAATGTCAAAGTTCTTTTAAAAGGTATGAGGGGATTTTTACCCTATACGCAAGGTAAATATAAATTAATTATTGAAAATACAGGAACGGCTACAGTCACTTTAAATGAAAATAATATTATTGGTGGTTTAAAAATAAATTCTGAAAAGAAGAATGAAAAATACAATAGAGTATTAGTAGATTATGTTTCACCAGACAAAGATTGGCAAAATGATACTGTTGTTTACCCAGAAACGGATGCTGAACATCAAACATTAAAAAATGCTGATGATGGATTTTTACAAGAAACTACAATTACAATCCCTACTATTACTAATCCTTATCAAGCACTGGAATTTGGCGAAATTATCCTTGAAAGAAGTAGAAATAATTTAACTGTTGAATGTTTAGCAAATTATGAAGCGTTAGATTTAGCTATCGGCGATATAATTGCTTTGGATTATGATCTAGTCGGATTTAGTTCTAAACCATTTAGAATTGTAGGAATGGCAATTAATCCAGATTTTACAGTCTTATTAAATTTAATTGAGCATCAAAACAGTTGGTACACTTTTACAGAAAAAAACCAAGTAGCTATTATTCCAGATACTAATTTACCTAATCCTTTTACAGTTCAACCACCTGCGTCAATAACATTAGGTGATGACTTAGTAGAATATAATGATGGTACAGTCATAACTAGATTATTGATTACTGTTGGTGATTCACCAGATGCTTTTGCAGATGATTTTGAGATTGAGGTAAAACAGACTTTAGACAAAGACGGAAACGCGATTGTTGATAATTACAGATTAGTTTCTCAAGGTAAATCTTTAGAATATCAATTATTAAATGCTATTGACGGCGCTACTTATGAAGTAAGAGCAAGAGCAATTAACAGTATTGGCGTTAAATCAACTTATATTACAGGAACACATCAAGTAATTGGTGCTACCTTGCCACCTGCTAATGTGGATGATTTTTCTATTTCATTAATTGGTAGTGACCAAATGCAGCTTTCATGGTTGCCAGTTGCAGATTTAGATGTAGAGAGTTATGAGATCAGATATCAGAAAGTATCTAGTGGATATTCTTGGTTTAATTCTACTGACCTTGTAAGAGTTCCAAGAAGAAGCGCTAATAGTGTTATCTTAAACAAAATTGATCCACCCTTTACTTTAGGAATTAAGGCTATTGACAAACTAGGAAATGAAAGTTTAGAGCCTGCCCTGATTGTATCTTCTAATGTGACCGCTCAGGGTTATCAACTTATTAACAGTATTTCAGAACATCCTAATTTTGCAGGAACATTTACTAATACTTTTAAAAGAACAGAAACAGGATTAGCTTCTGGTGATAATGTTATTACTTTAGATACTATTAGTTTATTTGATAGCAAAACAGGATTATTTGATGCCGTACCTTCTGGTTATGTCTTTGAAACAGGCGGAATTGATAAGAATATTATTGGTAGTGGTTTTTATAATTTTAATAGCACCTTCACTTTACCATTTATCTATGATGCTACCTTTAAGATCCAATTAGACATGGTTTCAGATGATCCATACGATTTATTTGATTTTGGTAGAGGTAAAGATTTATTTGAAAATGCTAAAGCGCCATTTGATGGCAATCTACCTACCAATGCAGGTACAAATATTCAAATAGGAGCAAGTGAAACCAGTCTTGATGATATATCTACATTTACAAGCGTAGCCCAACAAGGAACATTTAAAGGTAAATACTTTAAGTTTAGAGCCAGACTAATCAGCTTAAACAATCAATCCAGAGCCTTAGTTAAAGGTTTAACTGTATCTCTGAACTTACAGAATAGATCAGAAACAGGAGATGATATAGTAAGTGGAGCAGGAACTTATAGCGTCACCTTTACAAATCCTTTTTATGCTAATCCAAATGTCAATATTACAGGTCAGGATATGGCTAGTGGTGATTATTTTGTAGTGGCTAATAAAAGCATATCTGGTTTTGATATAACTTTTTATAATGGCGCAACTCCAATATCACGAACTTTTGATTATCAAGTTAATGGTTATGGGTTGAAATCATAATGAATATGAGGTATTAAAAAGTAATGTCACAAGTTTCACAAATTACTATAGATAATGTTGCATTTGGTACTTTTAGATCAAATCTTAACGATACATTAAACGCACTTAATTCTCAGCATATTGGAAGCACTGCGCCTACTTCAGCAGTGGCAGGTACAATTTGGATTGACAACTCCGCAGCAAATACGCTATCTGTAAAGATATATGATGGTGCTGATAGCTTAGAGTTGTTTTCTATCAACACATCAACAAACGCAATAACCCTGCCAAGTGGTATTAGCGTCACCGAAAGTGATCCTAATAGTATTCCATTTGCAGTAGCTTTAGGGAGTTAAAAAAGAATGGCAAATAACTTTTCAGACGCACAGGCAAGTCTAACAGATGCGACTTTGACTGATGTTTATACTGCAACTAATAAATCACTTGTTATTGCAGGAACAGTAGCAAATACGACTACTACATCAATGAATGTTTCCGTAAAGAAATATGATGATAGTGCAACCGCAGGAAAATTCATTTTCAAGAATGTACCTTTACCACAAGGCTCATCTTTAGAATTACCAAAGGTCGTATTACAGACATCAGATAAAATTCAAGTTCAAACAGATGATGCCTCTGGCAACTGTGATGTTCATTTACAACTACTAACAGATGTGAGTTAAGTATGGGATATATTGGAAATTTCCCAACTGCCTTACCTTTAAGTTCAAATGATTTAAATGATGGAATAGTCACTACTTCAAAATTAGCTAACGATTCAGTTAATGCTTCTAAATTAGATGAAACAGATAATTATGCCTTTACTGGTACTGTGAGTGGTGCAGGTGCTTGGAATTTAATTTCTACTAATGAAATAACTACTGCAGTTAATACAGTAGAGTGGACTGGTCTTGATGATACCTACAAAGTATATGTTGCTGTTATAAATAATATGCAATTAACTGGTGACGGTGGTATAGGATTTAGAATTGGTGATAGTGGAGGGTATAAAACTTCTAATTATAGATATACAGGTTTTGAATCTGTTGCTAATACAACTGCTATTAATGGTGTTGGTAATACTAGTTCTAATAGAATTTCTTTATCTGGCTCACATTATAATTTTGGTGGTGATACTTTTGAAAGTGCCAACCTAACAATTTGGTTTTATAATTTAAGAGGAACATCTGGACATAAACATTTCTTAGCACATACTTCATTTGTAGAAGCAGGAAATTATCACGCACAAAGTCTTTATAGTGGAAGATTATATGAAACCACTGCTATGGATAGAATACAATTTGGAAATATTGGTGGTGGTCAAAATATGGATACAGGAACATTTAGTTTATATGGAGTATCACAATGAAAAAATATAGTAATGGTATATTGGTTGATATGACTGCTGAAGAAATAAATCAATGTAATATTGATATTGCAGAAGCACAAGCAAACGCATTTCCAAATGCTCTTAAATTTTTAAGAGTTAAAAGAAATGCTCTCTTATCACAAACAGATTACTTAGCATTATCTGACCAAACAATGAGTGCAGAGATGACTACTTATAGACAAGCATTAAGAGATATTACTAACGGATTAACTACAGTCGCAGATGTTGAAGCAGTGGTATTCCCAGAAAGACCAGAGGCATAAATGAGTTATATAGGGCGTTCACCACAAATCGGAGCATATTCTAAACTAGATAGTATCACCACAGACGGCAGTGCATCTTACACAATGCAATTAAATTCAGCTAACTTTGTACCAGAAAGTGTTAATCATTTAATCGTATCTGTTAATGGTGTTATCCAAGCACCTACTGATTCTTTTACAGTAAGTGGATCAACAATTACTTTTGCATCTTCATTAAGTGCATCTGACACTATTGATTTTATTATGGCATTAGGAAATGTTTTAGATATTGGAGTACCAAGTGATGCAACAGTTTCAACTTCTAAGATTATTGATAATGCAGTCACATCAGCAAAATTATTTAGTTCATTTGCAAACGGATTAACAAATATTAACTATCAAACATTTACTTCATCTGGAACATACACACCAACAACAGGAATGGCATTTTGCGAAGTTTATTGCACTGGTGGTGGTGGAGGTGCAGGGGGTACAGACGGAAATGATACCTCTTGTTCTTTAGCGTCTGGTGGAGGCGGAGCAGGTGGAACGGCTATTAAAATTTATTCAGCAACAGAAATAGGTGCATCAGCAACAGTCACTATTGGCTCTGGTGGCTCTGGTGGAAATGGTGCTACTAGTGGTTCTAGTGGTGGAAATTCTACATTTATCCCTGCAGGAACAGGAGGAACTATTACAGGAAATGGTGGTAATGGTTCATCTGGTTATAATGGTGGTGGTGATGAAGCCAGAAGGGGTGCTGATGGTGGTGGTGCATCTGGTGGTGATTTAAATTTAAATGGTGAACACGGGCATCATGGCGAAACAAGTAATGACGGAGTTATTGGTGGAAACGGAGGTAGTTCATTTTTTGAAAGAGGTGGATTGGCTAATGACAGAGCAAGGAATGACGGTTCTGGTACAACAGGTGTTGCGGGAAGCAAAGGTTCTGGTGGTGGTGGAACAGTAGTAAGAAACGATACAGGAACTTCTACTGGTGGTGCAGGTGGCTCTGGTTTCGTAGTAGTTAAGGAGTTTATAAATG